CGAGGCGCACGGCGGAAACGAGGTCCCGGTCACCGTCTACCCGTCCGGCTACGTTCGCGGCGTCTCGGCGGCCAATAATGGCGGGAACGTCGCGGCTACGTCGCGGGGTATCAAGGCCGCGACGGAGGACCCGGGGGCGTTCACGCTATCGTCATCGAATGCCTGGGTCGCCGCGACGTTCGCGATTGCACCGGCCGCGATCTACACGTCGAAGGCTGTTGTCCTTCCCGACAACTCGCTTAGCGGCCCGGATATCTCACACAACCCGCGGTTCTGGGAGGAGATGCGAACGGCGGATGTCGTGGTATGCTCTCCCGGGGCGCCACACCAGGTCGCCGGCGCCCTCGGAGTCCCCGCCGTCATCGTGTCGAATACCGCGCAGGAGGACGCGCGAATGGTGAGCGCGGCCGAGACCGGGCAGGAGCACCTATTCTACCTCGGGCTCATCACGTCGCTGACCGACGAGTTCATCCGCGACCAGGTGCACGAGGTCCTGCTGCCGGTACCGGCCGCGGACGCGATGCGCCGCGTCATGGGCGTCGCCGGCCGCGTCGTGGTGTCCTCGGATAGATCGCGGGCCATTAGCTCGTGGCTCTCGCGCTACTTCATCGGCGCCGGGCGGAATGACCCCTTCAACGTCCAGGGGTTCTCGACCGTCCTGCCCGACGAGATGCCGCCGGACCGCGTGCCGTTCCCGGCGTCGATCGCGGGCATCCGCGCGTACTGGCGGCTGGATGAGGCGTCGGGCGCGCGGCTCAACGTCATCTCGGGCTCGGTGTTCGGAGACCTCGCGGAGACTGGGACCGTGGGCCAGGAGCCGATGGGCGTCAAGTACCAGGCGGCGACGGTCGTCGCCACGGGGCCGGGGTCGAACTACCTGGAGAGCGACGCGGAACTGTTGCTGACGTCGACGCGGACGGTAGCCCTGTGGTTCAGGGTCAGCGCCGTCGGCGGGTTCTCGGTGATCTTTCTCTCCGCGGCGGGGTCGTCCGACCCCTTCGAGTTGAAGCTGCTGTCCTCGGGGAGGTTCAACCTCAGCGTCGCCGGCGGCGCGGACGACACGGGCGCCGCGGTAATCTCGGCGAGCACCTTCTACCATCTGGTCGTGGACTACGACGCCGCGACGGGGGACAGCCGGCTCTTCGTCGACGGCGCGCTCGACGTCACCATCCCGGGGGTGTCACACGCGGACGCCACGCTGCGCGCGCTGCGCTTCGGCGCGCAGGGTACCGGCGGCGCGACGTTCACCTTCGACGAGGCCGGGGTCTGGGACCGGCTGCTGACGGACCAGGAGCGCGCGGACCTGCTCACGAAGTTCTACCCGTTCATGCAGGCGTAGATGGCACGCCGGCCTGAAGCCTATCGCAGGATCCACGCCGCCGCCGACGCCGCGGAGGCGCGGTTCCGGCGCGCGTTCGCGCGAGCGGCCGCCCGCGCCCGCGCGAGGCTGAGGCTCGAGGCCCTCGCCGCGGTGATCGCCCGCGGCGGCGGCGACACGTCGGGCCTCGACAAGGGCCTCGGCGAGGTATTCAAGCCACTCGGCGAGATCCTGCACGACGCCTATATGCGCGGCGGCCGCGAGGGCGCGCGGGTGATCAATGGCTAGCCTGCCGACACCCGGCCGCGCGGGGTTCCGCTTCGACGGCAACAATCCCGCGGCCGCGCGCGCAGCCGAGCAGCGCGGCGCGCTTCTCGTCGTCGGCCTGACGCGGCAGCAGCGGGACACCGTCCGCGGGATCGTTGTGCGCTCGATCCGCGACGGCATCCCGCCGCTCGAGGCCGCGCGCCTGATCCGCTCCGTCGTCGGCCTGGATCCGCGGCGCGCCCAGGCCGTCGCGAATTACCGCGCGGAACTCGTCGAGCAGGGGGCCGCGAACGTCTCGGCGCTCGTCGACCGTTACGCGGCTCGCCAGTTGCGGCAACGCGCGGACGTGATCGCGCGTACCGAGATCCTCGAGGCGCTCAACGATGGCGCTCTCGAGTCCTGGAGGCAGGCCCGCGAGGACGGATTCCTGGGCGGGAATGCCGCCAAGGAGTGGATCGTGACTCGCGATGAGAAGTTGGACGACGAATGCGCGGCGCTCGACGGCGAGGTCGTACCCCTAGACGCGCAGTTCTCGGCGGGCGTCGACGGTCCGCCGCTTCACCCGCAATGCCGATGTGCCGTAGCCCCAGTAGTTTAGCGGGGCTTGACACGGCGAGCGAAAAGCGTATACTTGCTATAGGAGGTCGGATGGCGAAAGCGACGATCAAGGCGTTGACCGAGGTCCCGGAGGCGCTCCGCGCCGAGTACAAGTTCGACGATCACGCGCAAGTGTTCGTCCTCAACGTAGAGGGCGACCTCCCGGGGACCGCGAAGGCCGCGGACCTCGCGGCCGCGAACTCGAAGATCGTGGAGTTCCGCGACAACAATCGGCGGCTCATGGCCGCGCTCGGCGCCGAGACGATCGACGGCGCGACCCAGCGCGCGGAGGCGCTCAAGGGATTCGACCCCAAGAAGTTCGAGGGCGTCGACCCCGAGGAGTTCCGGGCACTCAAGGCCAAGGCCGCGAAGCTCAAGGACAAGGGGGTCGACGACCCCGACCAGATCGACGCGCGGTTCAAGGCCATGCTGGACGCCGCGATCAAGCCGGTAAACGACAAGCTCGCGTCCACCGAGGCCGACCTCTCGGCGGCGCGGAAAAAGGCCGATGAGGGGATCTTCCGGAATTCGGTTCAGGCGCCATTCTTGAAGGCCGGGGGCAAGGCCGACGCGGTCGACTTCGTGATGCTCCGCGCCGCGGAGAAGTTCACGGTCGTCGGCGGCACGATCAAAGCGCGGCCTGACGCGTTCAGCGCCGACAAGCCGGGCGAGCCCCTGGGGCTCGACGAGTGGCTGTCCGGGTTCCAGAAGACGAGCGCCTTCGCGTTCGAGCCCAGCAAGGGTGCGGGTACCACCCCCGGTAACGGGAGCGGCGGCGCAGCGATCCGACAGGGTGCGCGGGTTCTGACGAACCCCACGGCTCAGGATCTCGGGAAGTACGCAAAGGAAATCGCTAAGGGCGAGGTCGTCATCGCCAATTCGTAACGTTTTCAAGGGGCTCGCAGCAGCGGGTCCCAATGAGAATGGCCGGAAGAAGCCGCAAAGTCGCAGCCGGCTCGGGTCGGCAGCAGGGCCCTCGGGGGCTCCAACAAAAATAAGCCGTTCTTCTTGAAGGAGTTTCTAGATGGCCGGAGCACTCGTCACCACCAACATTCTCCAGACGCTCGTCGCCATGGGGCTCAACGCCCTGCGAGAGCAGATCGTCCTCACCAAGCTCGTCAATCGCAACTACGAGGGTTTGATCGTCGGCTCCTCGCGCGGTTCCACCGTCAACGTCTCGGTCCCCGCCGCGGTCGCGACGCGAACCGTGGCCCCCGACGTCGTGCCGCCCGCGGTTACCGCGGTGACGCCCACGAGCGTCGCCGTCACGCTCTCCGAGTGGGAGGAGGCGCCCTTCGCGATCGACGACAAGGGCCTCGCCCAGGTCGCGGCCGGGATCATCCCGATGCAGGCGAGCGAGGCCATCAAGGCCCTGGCCAACGGGATCGACAACTTCCTGTGGGGCAAGTACAAGAAGTTCTACGGCTACGCCGGAGTCGCGGGCACCGTGCCGTTCGCCACCGACCTCTCCGAGTACCTCGACGCCCGCAAGGCCGCGAACGACCAGCTCATGCCCAGGGACCCCCGGTACATGCTGATCGACACCGACGCCGAGGCCAACGCGCTCGGTCTCCGTGCGTTCCAGGATGCGAGCTTCGGCGGCGGCGCCGATGTGATCGTCAACGGCCAGATCGGCCGGAAGCTGGGCGCCCTCTGGGCCATGACCCAGAACGTGCCGACGCACACGGCGGGGACCTGGAATGACACCGGGACGACCACGGGCACGAACGCCGCGGGCCAGGCGACGGTCAACCTCACGGGCGGCACCGGGTCGCTGCTCGTCGGCGACATCATCACGTTCTCGGGTGCCGACACCCAGACGTACGTGGTGTTGACGGCCACGGGTACGGCGCCGACCACGGCCATTACCGTGAGCCCCAACCTCGTGACCGCGAAGTCCTCGACCGAGACGGTGACCAACAAGGCGACCCACAAGGTCAACCTCCTGATCCACCGCGACGCGATCGCGTTCGCGATGGCGCCGCTCAACGACGCGGCCGGCATCTCGGGTGTCCTGGCGCCGGTGACGGCGGTCGACGAGGAGTCGGGCTTGAGCCTGCGCCTCGAGGTCACGCGGCAGCACAAGCAGCTCCAGTGGAGCTTCGACGCGCTATATGGCGCGTCGGTGATCCGCCCCGAGCTGGGCGTCCGTCTCGCCGGGTAGTTCCATAACTGACGCGCGGGGGCGGCCTTCGGGCCGCTCCCGCGACACAGAAAGGAAACGCACATGGACCCTCGTCTCTACCCCTCGGGCCGCGACTTCGCGAAGACCGCGGCAATCGACTTCAGCAAGTTCGCGCGCGTCGCCGGCCGCACGCTCATCAAGGCCGGGAGCTACGGCTCCAAGCTCGCGTGCCCCTCCGATTCCGGGCAGTCGCAGGTCAGCATGCACACGCGGCAGGCCGGGACGTCGTTCACCTACCAGTCGTTCCGCAGCCTCGGACTCGCGGGCGCCGGCGCGGCCGGTGTCGTCGGCGACCACTTCACCCTGGACTTGCACTCCGGCGGTACCACGGCTTCGGCGCACACGACGGAACAGCACCTCAACCTGGAGACGGGCTCCACGCTGTCGGCCGGCGGCGCGGCCGCGGTCGCGGACGGCGCGTGCTCGTGGATGAAGCTCTACGGCAACTCGGCGGTCCCCGCCTCGGGGTCGAAGCTCTGCGTCCTCTGGCTCGACAGCCAGCTCGGCGCCGGCGGCGCGGTCCAGGGCACGGAGTACGTGCTCTTCATCACGGCTGGTGGTAGTGTGCCGCGCGCGGCCATCGGGTTCAAGACGACGTCCGGGGGCTGGACGGCGCTCGCGCGGTTCGAGGACTCGGGATCGCCCCCGGTCGCGGCCGCGGTGCAGGCGGCGAAGTTCGGAGGCAACTCGACGGGCTCCATCCAGTTCGAGGTCGGGAGCACGATCGTCTACGTGCCCTACTTCGACGCCCTAAGCTAAACCCTTTCTCGCGGGGCGGCCGCCGCGTGGCCGCCGCCCCGCCTTCAGAGGAGAAGTGAATGCTGCTCGACGTCGCCGAACGCCTGCTCCTGCTGGACGTTTTGTCTCGCGCGTCGGGGAATCTCGCGACGCTGCGGGTCGTGCGCGACCTTCAGCACGACGTCGGGTTCACCGATGACGAGAACCAGGCCCTCGCGTTCCAGTATGAGGGGTCGGTCGTCCGCTGGAAGTCCGACGCGGCGCAGTCGCGGGAATTCAAGATCAGTCGCTCCGCGCGCGACATCGTGCTCGCCGCGATCAAGAAGTTGGACCGCGACGAGGCGCTGACCTTGGCGCATCTCGCGGTGTTCGAGAAGCTCGAGGAGGAGAAGTAGATGGCCGAGATCCAGCCCAACCGTAAGATCGGGCTCCTGCCCGCCTATACGATCGCGGCGTCGGGGACCACGGTGTCCCAAGAGGTGCCGGTACCCCGAGACGGCCACGTGCTCTCGCTCGAGGCCAAGTTCCTCTACGGCGCCGGCGGCACCTCGGCGAAAGCCTATGTGCAGACGAGCCTCGATGGCGGGGCCTCGTGGTTCGACATTGCGTCGTTCGCGTTCGCGACGACGGCGGCGAACAAGGTGAGTGCCGTCAACCGCTCGATCGCCCCGGCGTCCCAGGCGTTCACGCCCACGGACGGGACGCTGACGGACAACACGATCATCCAGGGTGTTCTGGGCGACCGCGCGCGCGTCAAACTCATCGTCGTCGGCACGTACACGGGGGCGTCGAGCGTCGAGCTGGTGGGAGTATTCGACTGATGGCCGTCCCGGTCCTCGTCGCCACGTCCGGCGCCTCGAACGCGAATTCGTATTGCACTGTGGCCGAGGCCACGACATACCACGAATCGCACTTGTACAGTACGGATTGGACATCGGCGTCCACGGACACCAAGACCATAGCGCTGATCCACGCGACGCGCGAGATAGAAGCGCGCTTCGAATGGGTGTCGTTCCCGACGTCCCAGGACCAGGCGCTCCAGTGGCCGCGGTCCTCGATCCTCAAGCGCGGCGGCATCGACTATTACGACAATGACGTGGTGCCGCCCGAGATCAAGAACGCCGTGTCAGAGTACGCGCGGCAGCTTATCGCCGGCAACCGCTCGGCAGACTACGACGTCGAGACCAAGGGCTTGCGCTCGCTCATCGCGGGTCCCATCTCCCTGGAGTTCAAGGACTCGGCGACGGCGCGGCCGGTGCCCGACGCCGTGCTCGCGCTGATCCCCTCGTGGTGGGGGTGGCTCGCCAATCGCGGGATGCGGCCGCTGCTGAGGGCCTGACATGGCTGGCTTTGCCGATATCGTACGCGCCGGAGTCGCCGTCGCGGACTCCGTTACCGCGACGCTCCAGGCGCCGGTAGAGCACCATGCATGGATCTCGGAGAACCGCAAGGGTGAGCCCGAGTTCGCGGCGCTCATCGTTCGTCAGGCGATCGTCGAGCGCAAGCAGCGGCTTATCCGGGCCGCTGACGGCCGCGTCATCTCCGTGAACACGAAGCTGACGTTCCCGCGGCTTATCGAGGCGAATGGCGCGGCGGATCGCCGGGAACCGATTGATCCGCGGGACAAGTTCGTGCTCCCCGATGGCACGACGGGCCCGGTGCTCAACGTCGAGGGCATCGTCGACCCCGATACGCTGACGGGCGCCCCTTACCTTTTTGAGGTCTGGTTGGGCTGATGGCACTCGAGGGCGTGGAACAGATGGCGCTGCGCCTACAAGAGATCCTGGCACGTGCGAAGAAGGAGCTCGAGGTCGCCGTCTACCAGGAGGCGCTAGTCGTCCAGCGGCTCTCGATGCAATTGACGCCGGTCCTGACCGGGGCACTTCGTGCCAGCCACGAGACGAAGCGCCCGGAGTGGCGCGGCGGCTCGCTCGTCGTCGATATCGTCGTCGGCGGCCCCGCGGCGCCCTACGCGCTCTACGTCCATGAGAACCTCGACGCCTACCACAAGGTGGGGCAGGCCAAGTTTCTGGAGTCCGCGGTGCTCGCCTATCAACCGGAATTCGCGACGAACGTCGGGAAGCGCCTCGGCGACAAATGGGGGTCGCT